TGCCCGCCTAGTGCGGGTTTTTTCATTTCTGGAGCCTTTAAATGAGTGACCAAGCCGATAGCGCAGTCATGGACATTGCTGACCTTGCCGATTCTCTGATTGAGCAGGAGCCGATTCCCGAAGACGAGGAAGACAGCCAACCGCAAGCCGCAGACGAAGAAGCAGAGGAAGCGCCGCAGGAAGCGACGGCCGAGGAATCGCAACCGCAAGAGCCGCAACTCCATCGCGTAAAAGTGAAGAACGAGTGGGGCGCGGACGAAGAAAAAGACCTGACGCTGGAAGAACTGGCGCAGGGGTACATGCTGCAGGCCGATTACTCGCGCAAGACGCAGGCGATCCCGCAGCAGGTACAGCAACAAGTCGCGCAGCATGTGCAGCAGATCAGCCAGCAGTCTATCGGGCAGATCGAGCAGTTACAGCAGCTGGTTTATCAAATGGTCGCGCCAGAGCTGCAGGGGTTCAATCATCAGCTTGCAGCCACAGACCCGGCTGAATACATCCGATTGCAGGCGTTACAGCATCAGGTCAATGGCCTGTTGTCGCATCTGGATCAGACAAAACAAGCCGCGCAACAGCAAGCCAAACAGGCAGAGCAGGCAGAACGGGAGCAAGCCATTCGGCACTCTATCGGCTATCTGAAGGCCAATGTGGAAGGCTGGAGCGATGAGAAATACCACAAGGCGCTTGAATTTGGGGCCAAGACATACGGCTTCACGAAGGCTGAACTGGAGCAGGTTATCGATGGCCGCGCTATCCATCTGCTGCACGACGCAATGCAGTTCCGAGCCGCAAAACAGCAGGTGCCGGAGCAAATGAAAAAGGTGGCCGCCGCGCCAAAAGTGATCAAGCCGGCAGCACCGAAACCGAACAACGCAAAGGCTGAGGCGACGAAACGCCTCAAAGCCTCGGGCCGAATCGAAGATTTGGCAAACTTCTTCTAAGGAGCACTAAAAAATGTCTCAACCTACCAATACATTCGACAGCTACGACGCCAAGGGCAACCGCGAAGACCTGCAGGATAAAATCTACATGGTCAGCCCGGAGAAAACTCCGGTGGTGTCCGCGATTGGCCGCTATACCGCAAAAAACACCCTGCACGAATGGCAGCGCGATAGCCTGGCATCGCCTAACAAAGACAACGCGGTAATCGAGGGCGACGACCGCACAGGCTCGGCTCTGACCGCAACTGAGCGCGTTGGCAACTATACCCAGCTGTTCGACGCAGTTGCCGTTGTTACCAGCACTCAGGAAAAGATCAACAAAGCTGGCCGCTCGTCTGAAATGCGTTATCAGATCAGCAAGAAGATGGCAGAGCTGAAACGCGATCTGGAAGCAGCGATCACCTCGAACAACGCAGCCGTAGCCGGTAACTCGTCTACCGCTCGCAAGCTGGGCGGTCTTGGTGTGATGCTTTATACCAACACATCGCATGGCTCGGGTGGCTCGACCGCATCGCATACCAGCGGCGCACCGACTGCCGCACCGACTGCCGGAACTGCTCGCGCATTCGCTGAATCTCAGGTCAAGACCGTGATGCAGTCGATCTACACCAACAGCGGCGATATGCCGACGCTGGTTAGTCTGACGCCGTCGCATAAATCCGGCTTCTCTGCGTTTACCGGCATCGCAGCGTCCCGCTTCAATATGTCGTCGAAGAAGGGCCAGGCAGCGATCATCGGTGGTGCTGACGTGTATATGTCGGACTTTGGCGAGCTGACCATTGTGCCGAATTACGTGCAGGCATCCAGCAATAGCGGCACTGCGTTCATTCTGAACCCGGATTACGCCGGTATTGCATACCTGCAGAGCTACAAAACCGAGCCGCTGGCGAAAACCGGCCACACCGACAAAGAGCTGTGCTCGGTCGAGGCAACTCTGGTTGTGGCCAGCGAAAAGGCACACGGCAAGATTGCCGACCTGATCGCGTAACACGTAGCAACTCAGCAACAGGGCCACCCTTCGGGGTGGCTTTTTTTATGGGCAAACCATGAAAACAACAGAATTTGACGCGCTGACCGGCATCACGACAACGGTTCACGACGATGGCGAGCGGGTGACGTTCCAAAAGACCTACGACGCACAGCCATTACTCGATGTTGCCGCAGAAATGCGGGCGAACACTGCTGGAGAGCGATGGGGAGAGCTGCGGCATGTCGGATTTATCCCGATGGCCGAGTTGGGAACCATGCTGCGGCAGGATGGCCGAGTCGATAAGAAACGCGCCATGGAATGGCTACGCAAAAACCCGATGCTCTGCACGTTTGACAAGGCGCTGAAATGAACGACTACTCCGATCTGCTTTCTGCCGTTGCAGACTGGACGCACCGCACTGATTTGGCGGCAAAGGTTCCGTCATTCCTGGCGCTTGTCGAGACATCGTTCAATCGCCGCCTGCGCTGCCGCGAAATGGAAACCGCGCTGGCATCTACCGCGCTGACATCAGGCCAGTTCACGTTGCCGGCTGACTTCCTGTCATTCAAGTACCTGCAATCCGACACAAGCCCGCCGCAAACGCTGCTGTTATCGACGGGCGAATATCTGGCAGACCTGCCGAGCGATAACGGCATTCCAGCTTATTACGCGATCAACGGCACAAGCTGCTCCTGCTGGCCGACAGGTGGCAGCGTAAAGGGCGTCTATTACGCCAAGATTCCGGCCCTGACCAGTACCAACACAACCAACTGGCTGATGACTAAATATCCAGATTTGTACCTGTTCGCAGTGCTTGAGCAGGCCGCTATTTACACGCGAGACACCATGCTTGAGGGCGCCATGTCGCAGCGCACTGAGCGACTGATCAGCTCTGTTATCAGCGATAGCAGGGCCGCAGAAACGTCAGGCGGGCAACTCACTGTGAGGGTTCGGTAACGAGAAAATGGCAACTTAAATGCTGATCAAGATCAACAATGTAGGTCAATACGGCGTTGTCCGCGATGCGTTTGCACCTGAATTGCCGGCTAATGCGTGGAGCAATGGCCGTAACATGCGATTCCGCAACGGCTACGCAGAGCGCATGCTTGGAGAAACCGACGTATATGATCCGCCCACTGTTACGCCGTATTATATCCAGCCGCTGACGACCGGCACAGACCGTTACGCGATTTACTGCGGGCTGAACAAGATTTACGCAGCAAACGGGCTGACGCATACCAACATCACTCGCCAATCAGCCGGCGTGGATGTGAATTACAACGCCACTGCTGATACCCGCTGGAATGGTGGCGTGCTGTCTGGTATCGCTATCCTCAACAATGGCGTGGACGATCCGCAGTATTGGGGCGGCAACGTTGCCAACAAAGCGGCGGCGTTAACGGCGTGGCCAGCGTCTACCAAGTGCAAAGTCATCAGGCCATTCCGGCAATACCTGGTTGCGCTGAATATCACCAAGGGCGCAAGTAGCTACCCGTATATGGTGAAGTGGTCGCACCCAGCTGATCCGGGTTCGTTGCCTGCTTCATGGGATCAGACAGATGCAACCAAGGACGCTGGAGAATTTGATCTGAGCGAAGACCCAGGATTCATCGTTGATGGGCTTGCTCTTGGCGAAACGTTCATCGTTTACAAGTCGAATGCCTACTACGCCATGCAATGGGTGGGTGGCAGCTATGTTTTCCGGTTCCAGAAGATCAGCGATTACGACGGCGCACTGTCAACCAACTGCGTTGCCTACTATCCCGGCGGGCATCTGGTGTTTGGCAGCAACGATGTGTTCACGCATTCAGGCGGTGCGCCTCAGTCAATCCTTACCGGGGTAATGCGCGAATGGCTGTATGCCAATCTGGATTCAGCCTATTACGGGCGCTCATTCGTTGCGTCAAATCTTGGAAAGAACGAAATCTGGATTTGCTTCCCAGAGTCAGGGCAGACTAGCTGCAATCTGGCGGTGGTGTGGAACTGGAAAGACAACACAACGACCATCCGCGATCTTCCAAACGCAACGGCATCGGCTTCTGCTGTACTGGATTATATTGCTCCTGCCACATGGGATAGTGACGCCGGAACATGGGATTCTGACACCAGTTACTGGAACCAGAACGAGAACACGACATCTGCAGAGCGGCTATTCCTGGCATCAGCCAACACCAAAATCTATCTGGAAGATAGCGGCGCAACGTTCGGCGGTACGGCATTCTCGCAAATCCTAGAGCGCGACGGGCTGCACATGGACGCGCCTGAACAGGTGAAGCTGCTCAAATCCGTCAGGCCGCGCATTGATGCTGTGCCTGGAACCGTGATTAACGTCTACATGGGCGGTGCGCTGGATCAGTCGTCCGGCACGACATGGAACGGGCCATATCCGTTTACTGTCGGCACTGACTACAAGGTTTCTGGCATGGCATCTGGCCGCTATTTGGGCGTTCGGTTCGAGTCCACGACGACAGCGCGGTGGCGTATCAAATCGTTCGATGTCGAGTTTGATTTGCTCGGAGAATACTGATGTACGTCGCAGGAACGCCACCGCAAGACCCGGCCATGTTGCCGGGTTTTTTGCTTTCTGAGCTGCGCAAGCTACAGGAGGCGATGAGTACAGAGGCAAATATGCTGCTGCTTGAAACGCTCTATGTTGCGCCAACAAAGCCACGCGAAGGGATGCTGGTGAAGGCAGACGGCACAATCTGGAATCCTGGTAGCGGAGCAGGGTTTTACGGTTATCGGGGGGGCGCATGGCGCAAACTCGACTAACCCTAGTCTCAGACATTGATCAGGCGTGGCCAAAAGCTGCGCCTTTTTTATTGCCTGCAATCGAGCTAGGCGACGAAATGACACCAGATCAGGTGCGCGATGCAATCAAGCGCGGCGATATGCAATTGGCCGTGTTTGAGCGTGGCGAATCCTATCTGGCGATGGTGACAGACGGCGTGACGCACGGCAACGGCAAGCGATTGATGCGGATTGTGTTTGCTGGCGGGCATGGCGTTGATGATCTGTTGCCGGAAGGGATGCAGATGATGCATCGGGCGGCTAAATCGTCTGGATGCAACGCAATAGAGCTGACTGGCCGGGATGGCTGGCAGAAAAAACTGGCCGATTACGGCTTTCGCAAAGTGGCGACAGTGATGGAGTGCAGATTATGAGCAAGATTGGCGGCGGCAGCAGCTCTAGCCAGACAAAAAACGACCCTTGGGACGGGGTTAAACCGTATCTGGCTGGCCTTGATGGCAAAGTCGGCATCATGCCTGAGGCTGAGCGTTTGTATCGTGAGCAAACGCCCAAGTACTACGAAGGCAACACCTATGCGGGCCTGAATGGCACGCAGAACAGCGCCATTAGCGGCATGCAGTCCTACCTGCAATCGCCATCTGCAAATGCTGGTGTAGACGCAGCAAACAGCCTTGGCAGCGCCACAATGGGCAAGTCCGCCATGTCGTTTGATAACCCGGTCGCAGGCGGGTATCAGGCGCAATACACCGGCATGGGCGATCTGTTCCGCGCCAAGGGTGGAAACGTAGCACAAGAGATGAACAACCCGTATCTCTCCGGCATGGCTGACGCCATCGCACGCAAAGCTACGAGCAACTACGAAAACAGCATCGCGCCACAAATCCGCAGCAGTGCTCAGGCGGCAGGCCAGTTCGGCGGATCGCGCCAAGGTGTTATCGAGGCCAATGCGCTGAAAGACTTGAACCAAGGCATCAGCGACAGCCTGACGAACCTGTACGGCAGCGCATACGACCAAGCACAAAACCGTGGCCTGCAAATGGCTAACATGGCGCTGCAATCGCAGGCGCAAAACAACCAGGCATCTAACAGCGTGGGGGATCTGGCGTTGCGCGGACTGCTCGGCACAGGCCAGCTTAACCTTGCTGCGGACAATCAGAACTTCAACCAACAGGCGCAAGGCGTTGGTCTGCTCAACCAAGCCAACCAGAACCAGATCGGCAACTATCAATCGCTGCTCAACCTCGGCGGCGTACAGCAGCAGGATCAGCAGAACCAGATTAACGCAGATATGGCGCGTTGGGACTACAACCAGACCGCACCATGGCAGGCGCTGCAGAACTACATGGGCCTGATTACTGGCGCTGGCGGTCGATATGGCGAGGGTCAGGTTGGATCAAAGGGCTTTAACTGGGGCGTGGATTTTGCCGAAGCCGCAAAGCAAGGCGCAAAAGCTATGGGGATGGGGGGATAAATGGCACTGTTAGACGAAAGTTATTTTCCAAAAGATACCGGCGCACTTGGCAATGCCGCGCTAGGCGTTCGCAGCTTCCTGAACCTGCTTGGCGGTCGCGTTGTATCGCCATCTGATTTGC